GCGACCAGCTGCCCGAACTGTTGATCGAGCGGGGTTGCCACGGCCCGGCGACGGCGGTGGCGGTGGCCGGGTCGATCTTGCGGGTCGTCCACCAGGCGTGCGTGCCGACATCGCCGGGGTCGAGACCGAGGCGGGCCGTCAACGTCGTCGAGACGACGAACCCGGCGTCGATCTGGGCTTGCGGCCAGGTCTCACCGACCCCGTTGTTGCCGAACTCGATGCCGACGGCGTAGCTGTTCATCGAATCGGCCGGCACGGTACCGCGGGACATCGTGACCGGGCCCCCTTTGCCGTTGGTGTTGGTGGCGCCGGCGGCCAGGATCCACACTCGGCCGGCCCGGTCGAGGTACAGGTTGGCGAGGGGGGCGTCGGGGTCGCCGGTGGCGCAGTAGTCGGCGTCACGCTGCCCGTCCCACGACACCGAGCTGGCGGTGTGGTGCCACATGATGCACGTCGGGCGGCCCGAGCTGTAGCCGCCCGAGCTCCGGGCCCGGGTCGGCCAGCCGGCGACCTCGACGACCTCGAGCCCGGCGCCGCGCAACCATCCGGCGAGCTCGGTCAGATACCGCCCGCTCACGGTTCCGGTTTTTCGTGCTCGTCTGCGGCGTCGTAGGCGTCGTCGTCGTCGACGTCACCGAACTCGGCGGCGTGACGGACCTGGCGGCGCCGCTCGGCCTCGAACAGGGCCCGTTCGGCGTCGGCCGGGGTCCGCGGATCGGTCATGCCGGCCACTTGGTCTGGACGTTGGCGAGGATCATGCCGTCAGTGACAACGGTCGGATCACCGCCGGGGTCGGGGTTGCCGGCGGCCAGCGCCGAGGCGTAGGCGGCCTCGACATCCGCGGCGATGCACACCGGCCAGACCATCCGCCGGCCGTTCTCCGCCGACGCCTGCACATCCTGCCCGAACGCGCTGTCCCCGGCGGCCGGGTTGTTCCACGCTTCCTGCACGGCGGCGGCAATGACTCGCGACCCGAGCGCCTGGTCGACGGCCGATTGAGCGATCGTGGTGAACGACATAGCGGGGTCTCCTTACGTGCGGCGGCCGATGACGATCCAATTGACCTGCGCAGCCTCGTTGGCCGCGGCGGAGCCGTCGAAATGACGACAGCTCAGCGTGAAGTTGGTCAACGTGATCGACACCCCGGAGGGGACGTGGGTCGGGGGAAACTTGGCGTTGGCGACGACGACGGTGAGCACCGAGCTAAACGGCCCGGCCAGGGTGACCAGGGTGTTGCCGTTGACGTCGAGGGTTCCCCCGAACTGGCCGGTCTCGATGCGCAGCAGACCGAGGGGATTGCCGTTGCCGGCGATGACGTTAGGGATCTTGATCTTGCCGAATGAGTCCGACGTGGCGTTCCCCCACGCCGATTCGATGAGCTCGTCGGCGGCGACGTTGCCGGGGGTGCCGTCGGGGTTGATCGTGGCGAACGGGACGGCCAGGGCCGGGCCGGCGCCGAGGGCCTCGAGGCGGGCGACGACGGCCTCGAGGCGAGCCAGGGTGGTGGCGGCGTCGGTCATGGCGCGGCTCCGATCAGTTCGGCGCGCAGGGCGCGGGCCTCGGCGGTCAGGGCGACGACGTCGGTCCACGTCGCACGGTCCCACCCGGCGCGGTCCCAGCGGCCACCGGCGGCGGCGAACGGGGCGGCCGGGTCCAATGTCAGCCGGCAGTACCAGCGGCCCCGGTCGGTGATCGTGTGGCGCACCCCGGTGACGAACATGGTGAGGTCGAACACGTCGCGGCCGTCACGGGCCCGGAGCCGGCAACGGATCCGGGTCGGGGTCTCGGGGCGGGCGGTGGCCATCAGCTCGACGACCCGGCCGTCGCCGGGGTCGGTGGCGGCGTCGAGGGTGACCGCTTCGATGCGGGGCATGGTGGCCACGCCGCGGGTCTCGAGGATCCGGTTGGCGAGCGTGGTCAGGGTGGCGTCGTCGGCGGTGAGCAGATCGGAACGGGTGAACGGTTCGAACCCGGCGACGGCTCGGCCGGCGTCGTCGACGACGGTGACATGCTCGTCGGCCGAGCGGCCCATGCGGGCCACCGTCGTCACGTCCCGGCGGCGGAACGACAGCTCCCACGTCGACGGGCAGACGTCGGCCGGGTCGATGTTGCCGACGGTGGCGTCAGGCGGGGTGTCGGGCAGGTAGGTCTGCCAGTCCCGAGCCCGGTAGACGACGCGGCCGGCGAGGTCGCCGAACACGGCGCCGCCACCGGAGTCGGCGGCCTGGCCGAGCAGGTCGATCCCCGCGCCGCCGAGATCCGAGGCGAGCAGACGGACCGACGTCGGTTGCAGATCGCGGTAGGTGGCGGGCCAGCCGCGGGCGTCGAGGATGCGGGCGACGCGGACGTCGACGGTGTCACCGTCACCGACCGGGGCGGCGAGCGGGTCGAGGGCGGCCCGGCCCGCTTCGCCGACGGCGTCGATACACGAACACAGCACGACATCGGTGCCCCATGGCTGGTAGATCGGGACGGCCTCATCGATGTAGCCGCGAAACAGGATGTGCCGGCCGGACACGGTGTCGACCCCGTAACGGAACTGGCGGCCCGGACGCAACGGGAGCAACGCCGGCGGCGTCGGCGGCGGCGACAGGTCGGCCCATCCGTCGAGGTTGCGCAACACGACCTCGGCCGAGCCGGGCCGGAACCGTTCGACGACCCGGGTCCGCCCGGTGTCCGACTCGGCCGAGTTGACCTCGCAGGACACGTCCAGCCAGGTCGGCTCGGTACCGGCCCAACGGGCGGCGGGCGTATCCCAACGGTCACGGTCCCATCGGGCCTGCCCGGTCGGGGCCCGGGAGTCGCCGACACCGAGCTCGGCCCACGGGAACACGGCCACGGGGCCGAGCAGGGGGCGCACGGCGGCCATCAGCCGCGGCTTCCGGCCAGGCGGACACCGTCGCGGACGGCCTCGCGGACGGTGCGCACGACGTCATAGCGCGAACCGAGGATGGCGCCGCGCATGTCGACAGTGACCGGGGCCGCGACGGGCACCCCGACATCGAGAGAGATCGATGACGGGGCGGCGGCGGCGGCCGGGGCCGGGACGTCGAGGGCGGGGACGGCCCGCAACCCGGCCCGTCCAACGGGCGCAACCGTCGACGTGGTCGTCCGGCCGAGCGAGGTGCCGAGGACGCCGGCGCCGGGCCCGAACACCTTGGTAAAGATCGAGACGTGACGGTCCTCCTCGAGCTGGTCGAGGGACCGTTCGGCGGCGACGAACGATCCGCGATCGATGTCGGCGTAAATGTCGGTGACCTGTTGCGGGGAGATCCCGCCGACCTCCACGGCGTAGTCGGCGACGCGCTGTTTGAGGTCGATCACCGCTTGTTCGTGGGCCCGAGCTTTCTGCTCGGCGTCGACGGCGCCGGCCGCGGCGGCATCCCACGCCTCGACGGCGGCGGTCTCCACATTGTCGAACGCATCTTGGATGTCGAGGAACGCGGAGCGCTCCGACAGGGTCCCTTTGAGGTTGTCCCAACGGCGAGCGAGCCGGTCGGCCCGGTCGGCCATCGTCTCAGTGGCCGACGTCGTGGTCTCGATGACCCGGCCGAGCTCGGACAGCTTGACGGCCAGATCGGCCGTCCCATCACCGAGCAACGCCTCATTGATGCGGGCGGCCTCGGTGGCGTCGGCCTGATTCTGACGGGCGATCGTCGCGGCGTGCAGGATGTCGGTCAGCACCCCGTCGGCGACCCCGGCCGCTTTCATGCGGGTGATCCATTCGTCCTCGCTGGCCGCGCCACCCTCGATCAGACGTTGGAACTGCTCCAGCGACATGCCGGCCTGGACAAGGTTGTCCGACACGTCGTCGGACCACGTCGAATCGGCCAACGGACCGAGGAACGTGGCCGACTTGAACTCGAGCTTGCCGGTCTCCTCGAGCTGGCGGCGCAACACCGAGGCGGCATCGGCGCCGTCGCGGATGGCTTCGGCGTAGGCCTTGACCTGGTCAGCATTGAACGCCCGTATCTCGGCGGCATCTTTCAGCGATTTGGACACGAACGCGGTGGCGATACCGAGGGCGGCCATCGGCCCGACGATCGACGTCAACCCTTTGAGGTTGATGTTCCCTTCGGTGGCGTACTCGCCGATCTGGCCGAGACCGACCCCGAGATCTCCGACGACGCCGCCGAACTGGGCGAACGTCTGCGATGAGTTGCCGACCATGTTGGCCAACACCGAGCGGGACTGGTCGGCCTCCTCGCGGGCGGTGCGCAGCTTGCCGTTGATGTTGCCGAGCCCCTGATCGACTGCTGAGACCTGGACGGCGTCGATCCGTTTGATGGCCGCGGCGAGCTGTTCGGCGTCGGCCTCGATCTCCTCGAACGTCAACCCGAGCCGGGTCAGGTCACCGACCTTCTCGGCGATCCCGTCCTGTCCCATGCGGGCCGCGAGCTCGGGGCCGAGGGCGGTACCGAGGGCGTCGGCGGCCCGGGCCGCGGCCCGCAGCTCGGTCTCGGCCTGGTCGGCCATGTCGCCGAGGGCCCGGGCGACGCGTGACGCGTTCGTGCCGGTCTCGTCGAGGGACTGGTCGACCGATCGGAGCTCACGGTTGACGGCCCGCGAGAAATCGCGGATCCCGGCGGTGCCCGCCGCGGCGTCGACGGTGATGCGGTAGTTGAGGTCGCGGCCGGCCACCGGATCACTCCGTCAGGGCGTCGTCGAACACGGCGTCGACGGCCCGGTCGATGACCGGGGCGGCGGCCTCGGTGGCCCGCGTCCATACCCGTCGACCGGTCTGGCGTTTCGGCTCGGCGGAGACCCGCGGCCCGTACGGGGTGCGCAGGGCCCGGGCCCGACGGGCCCGGACCGTGTGCGCGCTGGCCCCGGATTCGACGATCGACCACGGGCCGGGCGGGCGGGCCGCGACCTCGACGGTCACCGTCGAGGCGCCGGCGAACGTGCGGGCCCGCACGCCGAGGCGGACCCCCATCCCTGACAGGGTCAGCGACCCGCGGGCGGCTTTGGCGGCGTCGAGTTGCGCCTTGCGGGCGACCTTGGCGAGCTCGCGGCCGACGTCACGGTTGGCGGCGCGCAATGACCGCTCGAGGGCGCCGACGTCGAACGTGTCGGTACGGGTCGCGGCGATGAAGCTCACGCCTCGGCGTCGACGAGCTCGGCGTCGGCCGCCATGCCGGGCGGCGGCCCGGCCGTCGACGCGGACCCGTCGCCGGGGATCACCTTCCAGGCGAGGGCGGTGCCGAACTGGCCGTCCGGCTTGCGTTTGAACTGGAACGTGACCTGTGACCGGGCGGCCGAACGGCCCCCGCCGAGCGACGACGCCGAGAGGGTGACGACACCGATGAACACCGGCGGCACCCCGTCACCGCCACACCCGACGTACAGGTAGGCGTCCTTGCCGGCGTGCTCGAACAGGTACGAGGACAGCCCGTCGGCGAGCGTCGGGTCCTGGTAGTGGTCCCACGCCACGGCCCACGAATCGGCGCCGGCGATCTGCTCGGTGGCGGGCAGGTCGCACCAGGTGCCGTCAATCGTTTCGGTCGTCGTGTTGGCGGTGGCCGTGACGACGCCGGTGACCAGCTGGCAGCCGTAGCCGGTCGTCAGGGCGTCGTAGTCGGCGATGCGGACCGTCGGCAAGGTCTTGCCGCCGGGGGCCTGCCAGGCGGGGTCATAGCCGACGGCGGCGGGGTCGACGAGGTCGAGGGCGACGACACCGGCGGTGATCTTGAACAGGGTGCGGCTCATGCGGCGGTCTCACTTTCAGCGCAGAGGGTCAGGTGGGCGACGACGACGTCGACGACGGTGATCAGGGCGCGCAGCCGGGGCCCGCCGACGTCGACGTCGTCGGCGACGGCGGACACCGGTTCCCCCTCGAGGGCGACGGCGGCATCCCAAATCTGGTCGCCGAGGGTGTCGAGGGCGGCCATCTGCGCCTCGTCGGTGCCGTCGACGACGGCGACGACGGGGAACGTGACGACGATCAGCGGAGCCCCGTCGTCGTCGGCGGCGCGGCGCCCGGCGACGTCGAGGTAGACGCACGGCGTCGGGAGCTCGGACGGCCGGAAGGCGAACACCGGCACCGGCGCCACCGCCGCGGTCAGGGCCTCGGCCAGGGTCTGGCGGGCCTCGGCGGTAATGCTCATGCCGGCGCCCATTTCGAGCCGTGGCACCACGGCGTCAACAGGTCGCGGTAGCCGGCCAGCGGGTCCCGCGGGATGCGCAGGGCGCCGGTGTCGGACCAGGCGTCGGACACGTCGGACTCGGCGTCCTTGAAGCGGTAGACGCGGATCGCCACACCGAGCGCGGCCCGCCACACCGACTCCGGATACGGCACCTCGAGGACGACCTCGAGCTCGTCGTCGACGAGCTCGTTGGCCGCCGCAGTACAGCGCGTCACGTAGCCGATGTCGGGGTGCCCGGCGGGCAGGCGGAGGCGGGCGATGACGTCGTCGGCGAGGACGTAGTGCGGTACCGGGTCCCCGACGGTGAAGCTGAACAGCAGCGGCGGCGCCTCGGTGGCGTCGGGGTTGCGGACCGTGACGGTCACCTCGGCCGGCCCCGACGCGGTCGAGGGTTGAACGATCGTCGTCACCTCGCCGTCGGCGACCCATGTCGTTGGTTCGTCACCGCCACCGAACACGATCACGGCGGCCGGGTCGAACCCGGCACCGAGGACGCGCAAGGTGAGGTTCGCTCCGCCGACCCGGGCGCCGTCCGGGTCGAGCGCGGTGACGACCGGCGCCGGCACGGCGGGCTACTTGGCGGCCGAACGCTTCGTCGCCGCGACGAGCGGGGCGGGCAGGGTGACGGTGACCTCGACGACGCCGGCCGGCAGGAACACGCCGGCCGTGCCCATCCCCCAGATGGCGACGTTGGTGCCGAGTTTCTCGATGTCCTCGGCGGTGACGATGAACGGTCCTTCCTCGAACCATGCCGCGGCGCCCGGGTTGGTGATGATGAGGGTTCCGGCCGGCAGTCCGGGCGCCTCGGTGATCGTCAACCCGGACACCGAGATGGTCAGCGTCGAGGCTTGCGCCGTGCCGGCCGTGTTCTGCGTCCCATACATCTGCGGCCACAGCCACGGGGCGCCGCCGAGGGCGATGAATACGTCGGTGGCGGCGAGGGCCACCGAGGCAGGTTCCCCGGTGACGTTGCGGACCTTCGTCGAGGCGGCGAACAGGACGGCGCGGAACGCGGAGCCGTCGGTGTCGGCGGCCAGGTCGTAGGCGTCGGGGGCGGCGTCGACGGCGGAGAGGACGGTGGCGAACGCGACCTCGGTGGTTAGCCCGTATGCGATCTGCAGGATGCGGTCGTACAGGGCCATGTATGACGGCGACGACCGGCGCTGGAGCTGATATGACACGTCGGATCCGCCGGCGAATGTGTCGAGGGTGGCCTGCCCCCGTTTGAAGCTGACCTTGACCGAGTTGATCGGGCTTTTCTCGGTCGGGGTTTGCTCTTTGACGATGGCCAGCAGGTCGCCGTCGTAGTACGGCCAGTAGACATCCATGCCGGCGTCGCCCGGGTTGCGGGGTCCGCCGAGGGCGGTGACCGACGGGCGGCCCCGGTCGACGATGCCGAACACCTCGGTCAGCCATGACGGCGGCATCAGCCCCGGATTGTCGGCGGTGACCTGATCGAGCAGGGCCCGCCCGACGATGCCGGTGGCGGCCACCCGGTCGAGCTCGCGCCATTGCTGGTAGGCGGCGGCGAACGCCGTGCGCAGCTCGGCGGCCCGGTCACCCTCGGCGGCCCGCGCCGCGGTGACGAACTCGCGGAAGTTGGCGAAGCGGGCCAGCGGCCCGGCAGTGCGGCCGGACGGGCGACGGCCCGGCGTCATGCCGTAGCGGGCGAGCTCGGCGCGGACGAGCTCGGAAACAGCGGCCCGGCCGGCCGGCGCCTCGGTCTCGCCGGTCTCGTCGGTGGTCTCCTCCTCGGTCTCCTCCTCGGTCTCGTCCTCGTCCCCGGCGGCCCGGCCCGCCGCGGCGACGGCACCGGGGAAAGCGCCGCTACCGGGCGGCAGCACGACGGCGATGCCGGTCAGCGGACACGGCGCGGCCGAGGTGCGGGCCACGGTGCCGGTCCCGCCGACGGGGACGTCGGCCTCGAGGGACACGTTGACGAAGCCGAGGACCCGGGCCAGCTCGTAGACGTCACGGCCGCGCGTCGTGTTGGCCAGACGCAGCGTGGCGTACAGCCCGTCGGGACGGTCGGTGAACCCGTCGGCCCGGCCGATCGGTTGACGGTCCGGGTTGAGTTGGCCGTCACCGCCACCGCCGGGGATGTGGCCGTCGTAGATGACGACGCGGTCGTCGGGGACGAGGGAGCCGGGCGACCAGGTCTCGCTGTAGAACGTGCGGCCGTCGTCGGTGACCCGGGCCGCGGTGTGCCACGGCACGACGCAGGCGGTGAGGGTCAGGTCGTCGGGGCCGGCGGTGACGGCGGCGCGGCGGCCGGCATGCCAGACCGGGGCGATCGTGGCGGTCGAACGGAACGCGGGAACGGTGACGGTCACGGCAGTACTCCTGACGGGTCGAGGAACGGGGACGGGGTGACGGCCGGCGACGTCGGCTCGCCGGGGAACGTGCCGGCCGGCATCGGACGCAACGATTCGGCGGCGCGCACCTCGTCGACGGTCAGCCAGCGGCCGAGGGCCACCGAGTAGGCGCCGTAGCGGGCGCTGAGGTCGGTGCGCAGCAAGGCCGAGCTGTCGGCGCGGACATGCTGGCCGAGCGGGCGCAGCTCGGAGAACCCGGCCTCGATGCGCATCAGGTAGGCGCCCAACCCGAGCTTGAGCCATTTCGACAGTTCGGCCTCGGTCGTCGCGTAGGTCAGCGAGTCCCCGACGCGCACGTTGACGAGCGACGGCATCACGGCGAACGCCCGGGCGACCTCGGCGTTAGCGACCTCGATCGACTCGACGAGCTGCGAATCGACGGCGTTCGACCCGATCGGCTCGAGCCGGCCGCCACGGTCGACGACGGCCGGCTCATGGCGGCGGGCGAACGCGGCGAGCATCTCGTCTTTCGCTTCGCGTTTCTGCGTCGTCGAGAGCGCCCCCTCGATGACCAGGGCGATCGACGGGAACCCGGCCTCCCAGAACGATCCGGCCATCTGCCACAGCGCGGCGAGGTACTCGACGGCCTGCATGCACGATCCGATCGGGCCGGTGCCGAGGGTGCCGACGCGTTCGACACGCCACGGGATCCACACCGCGCCGGTCGGGCCCGGGTCGTAGCGGATGCCTTGCCAGATGATCCGCTCGAGCCGGCCGGACGGGTCGAACGTGCCGGCGGCCTCGGCGGCGTCGACGACGCGTACGGCGGCCGGGGTGACACCGTCGGCGTAGAAGGCGGTCGGGATCAGCCACACGTAGCCGGGGCCGGTCAGGTTCATCACGAGACGGTGCATCGTCTGCCAGCGCGGCTCCCACGGATCGGGGCGGATCACGATCGGCGGCTGTTCCGCGGTCGGCAGGTTGCCGCGGAAGTTGACGAGCGGAAGTTGCGCCACGGTGTCGGCGACGAGCTGGCGGCAGGCGACGACGATCGGCAGCTCGAACGGGGACAGGTCACCGAGGCGTTCGCGGCGGGCCCGGGCGTCGGCGATGATCCGCTCGATGGCGCCGAGGTTGCCGTCGGCGGCGGCGCGGACCTCAGCGGCGGCGGCGCGGGCGGCAGAGCGGCGGCCCATCTGTCGCAAACCGTGATGTAACGCGCGCCGGGCCGTCTATAACGCGTCACCAGGGGCCCGTAGCCGGTTTGCCCGCACTGAGGTACCAGGCGGGGTCCGTTTCGTCGCTCAGGCGGCCACAGAGCGGCCAGCGGCCCCCCGATTACGGGGTCAAGTGACCGACGGGCGGCCGAGGGTGGCGTCGCGGTGCGCCCACACGGCCATCGTCGCGGCGATCAACGGGCAGGCGCCGGGCTGGCGGCGGTCGAACAGCCAGGCGCCGCCGGCCCGGCGGCGCCGTCCGGCGGCAATCGCGCCGTCGAGGTCGACGTCGGCACGGTGCACGACATCGGCGGTGTACACGACGCGGTCGTAGAACCATCCCGCCGCGGCGGTGACCTCGGCGGTGCGGTAGGGGACGAGCCGGGTCGGCACCTCGACGAGCTCGGGGGCCAGGGCGCCGGCCGGCCCGCCGGCATCCCATACGACGGCCATCGGCGACCACCGTTCGGCGAGCTCGACGAGACGCGGCCCGACCCACGGCCCGTGCGGGCGGTGGTCGACGAGCTCGACGACGACCCGGCCGTCCGGGCCGGTGCCGGCGGCGACGATGCTGGCCGTCGTGCGGTCCTCGTCGACCTCCAGGGCGAAGCACACCGGGTCGGCGAGGGCGACGTCGGCGACCCCGGTCAACCAGGCGTCGACGAGCACGGTGTCAACGAGCGTCTCGGGCCACCAGCCGAGGTACTCGCAGGCGAACGCGTCCGGGGCCATCACCTCGTAATCGGCGCGCAGGGCGTCGAGGTTGACGTGATGGCCGAGCCCGGGATGGGCCCGCCACCAGGTCGCCTCATCGGCCGGGTCAGCATCGGGCGGGGCGGCGTACTCGACGTAGCACAGGCGCGACGTGCGTCCCTCGGCGACGGCCTGGCGGCCGAGGTCGCGCCAGCGGGCCAGCCATGCCGACGCGGCGGTGCCGGCGTTGGACACGATCCATGTCTGCCCGCCGGCCCCGGTGGCCTGCGTCGGGAACACGGCCCGCTCGAGCTCGTCACCCTCGTCGACGGACAGCCCGCGGGCCTCGTCGATGATGACGAGGTTCGTCGCCGCGCCGCGGATGGCGTCACCGCTGGCGGCGACGAGACGGAACGTCGACCCGCCGAGCCCCTTGCGGTAGGCGATGGTCTCGGAGCCGTTGCCGTAGACGAGGCGGGTGTAGGGGCCGAGGGCGGAGCGTTCGACGGTCGGGAACCAGTCGTCGCGCCACATCCGCGCCGCGTTCTCACGGTGGGCCGAGGTGTAGAACGCCCGGCCGTGCGGGGCGCGGATCGTGGCCAGGGCGCGGGCCAGCATCAGCGCCGACTTGCCGGCCCGGCGCGGCGCAATCAAGACCACCCTTGAATACGCGGGCAGACCGGTCGCCGGGTCGCGTTCGCCGGTGACGTCGGCGACGTCGCGTTGCCAGGGGATCAGCGGGCGGCCGATGGCCCGGGCGAACGCGGCGACATGGGCGCCGTCACTCGGCCGGGCCGGCGTCCTCGAGGTGCACCAGAGCGGCGAGCAGGTCGTCGAGGGAGGCAGTGTCAGCATCGGGTCGGGTCTGGTCGCGCAGGGTGACGATCGTCGTCAGCATCGTCTTGTACAGGGCGTTGCGCACGAACGGTGACTGCTCGGGGTCGTGCTCGATGGCGTCGGCCTGATCGGCGACGACCCGCCCGAGACGGATCACGGCCTCGTCGATCGGCTCCAGCCGGCCCGTTGCCCGCAGCGCTCGCACGGTCACGTCCCATCCACGGCGAACCCGGCCGATCCGCCGCGATCCGGGCGGATCCGGCGGGAACAGCGGGGCCTGGCCGGGCTGGCGGCCGGTCATGTAATCACATATCCGAGGGTCATGACCCCGACCGGAGAGAGACAGGTGGGGGAGCGGCGGTGCCCGCCACGAGCCCCAAAAATCCGCGAGGTCACCAGACGCGCGACGCGTTCGGACGTCGACGCGCGAACGCGCGCCGACGGACGGCGGCGATGCGCGCCCCGGCCCCGTAGTTGCACGGCGCGCAACGCGGCACACCGACGCAACACCCCGAGCCGCGGCGGTGACGGTGCAAGGCCAGCGGCGGAACATGATCGATCGTCGTCGCCAGTGCCCCGCACCGGCACATGACGGGATGCCGGTGCAGGGCGGCCACGGCGGCTCGGTGCTCGGGGTCGCGGTAGGGATTCACCGCCCGACGCGGATGACGTGGTGCTCATGCGTCGGGAGCGTGAGCTGTACGCCGCGCCCATCGGCCGGGGCCGTCGAGGTCTCACGGACGGCACCCGACCGATAGGCGGCCTGATAGCCAGCATTCGCCCGCCGGCACGGCAGACACCGGCAGGCACCCTGACGGGACTGGTACCGGGCCCGGGTCCCGTGCGGCGGGAGGGCAAGCGGTGGACGACCGGCCACGGATCGAACGCTAGCGCGATCGATGCAGATGCAACGGGCATCATCGCCCGAGCATCGCAGCGACCCACGCGCCCGGCGGGAACCGTTCGCCGGTGTCCCCGTCGTAAGCGACGAGGCACGCCCCCCAGCCCGGCATGTCGAGCTCGGCGGCCATCGTCGCCGCGGCGTCGACGTCAGCGCCCGGCCACAGGTGCTGGCGGATGACACGCACGTTCGAGGGAACGGCGTAGACGTCAATCACGACCCCGCCCGGACAGACGTCGGGGTCGATCCGTGACGGCCCCGGCCGCACCACGGAATCGGACAGCGGTTCGTCAGCCATCGGCGGTGACTCCGATCGCGAGCCCACCCGAGGCGAGTAGCGCGAATAGCTCGCGCACCGACTCGGGTGTCATGTCCACGCCATCGATCGTGATGGTCCCACCCGACGCGAGCGTGATGACGGTGTGCACGTGCATCCGGGAATCGGTCAGCGGTTCGATTCGTTCCTCAGGAGGCATCGCCCCACCACCGTCCATAGACCCCGTGACACGGGCACTGGCACTCCTTGCCGACGACCGCTGCGAAACGTTCGTGATGCTCGATCGGTAAATGTGTCCGTTGGCGACACGACGGCGCGTAGTACGAGCTGATGGACAGCGGTTCGTTACTCATCGGTCGCGGTCCGTTCCTGCGCCACGCCGAGAGCGTCCTCGAAACCCTCGTGGTATGAACAGCAGGACAGCGGTTCATCAGCCACGGATCTGCACCCGGCGCCCGGGTGCCGACGTCCTTTCGATGTGATCGGCCAGCAGTGTCGCGATCAGCGCGACGTCCGCGGTGAGGTAGTCGAGCGGGTCTGCCAGCTCGGTACCCGAGTCGAGGGCGCGGGCCTCGAGCTCGGCGGCCTTGGCGCGCAGCAGGACGCACAGTGCGCTCGGGCGTGAGGGCATCGGACTGCGGCTTGTCAGCCATCGGTGGTGCTGATGCCAGGCGGTGCGATCGGCGGGTCATTGACCGGTGTCCGCTTCTCAGCCAGTAGCTCGGCTAGGGCGATGGTGCGTCGCCGGGCCGCGTCGAACGATGTCTGCACATACTCGGCGGCGATGGGTTGACCGAGCTCGTAGGCGTAGAGCTGCCAGATCGAGGCGTGGTACTGGGCCCATTGCCAGGTGCGCGCGACGGCTTGGATCTCGTCGGCGGTCAGTTCGTCGACGAGCGTGCTCATGGCGTGCACCAGGTCGGCGCACGCGGTTCGCATCTGCTGGACGTAGCTGTACGACGTCGGTAGGTCGTACTCGGTGGCCTTGAGCACCGCATCGATCGTGTCGTCGGTCATGGTGCGTAGAACCCTTTCCATGGGTCGGTGTTCGGTGCGGTGACGGTACGTTGCGCGTCTCGAAGGGCGATGTACTCGGCGGGGAGCTGCGGGGTGCACTCGGTGCAGACGGTGCGATCGGGTTGAGCCGCTCGGCCGCAGCCGGTGACGCAGGGGGGAGGCGCGCCGTCGTCCGGCGCCTCCCCCTGTCCCCCCACGTAGTGGGGGGACTTGCGCGGCTGTCCCGCGCAGGCTGCGCGGCTCTCCCGCGCAGGCTGCGCGGCTCTCCCGCGCAAGCTCTCGACTGCGCGGTCCAGCCGCGCAAGGTGCGCGGCAGAGACGCGTGTCACATCATGTACCCAGGTCAAATGGATTCGGCCGAGGGAGTCGCGGCGGATGTATCCGTGGTCATAGAGCCCGGTCATCTGCTCGGAGATCGAGCCTCGGGACTTGTAGCCAAGATCACCCGCGAGCTGGGCGAAATCGGCCAGGCAGCGGCCGTCGGTGTCAGAGGCTGCGACGATCGCGGCGAGCAGTCGCAGCTCGGCGCCGGAGAGCTCAGCGACGGCGTCGCGGGGCAAGCAGATCGTCGGCGCGCTATGTCGGGTGACGGCGTCAACGGGCTGGATGCGGCGACGGGTCACTGCGCCTGGCGCCGTTCGGCTTCGTACCGGGCGACGGTCTCGCGGTGGGTGAGCTCGGCCTCGACGGCGTGATGGACGGCCTGGTGGTAACGAGCTCGGGCGGCGGTCACCCGCCCGAGCGCCCACTCTTTGCCGGCGCGGTCCTCGGCCCGCACGGCCTCGACATAGGCGCGCACGGTGGCGGCGTACTCGAGGTGGGCGTCCTCCATCAGTGTGCGGGCCTGGGCCCATGCCGTCTCGGTCGCGGCGAGGGCCACGGTCAGCTCGGCATGGGTGGACGGTGGATCGGCAAGGCGGCCGATACCGTCCGTGCTCATGGCGTCTGAGCTGGAGCATTCGCGGTCCATCTAGACCTCACCCACTCATCCAGTTCGGCAAGGTAGAACCGACGCTGCGCCTTCGGACCATCGCCGAGGCGGTGCACCGGGAGCCCGAGATCCCGCTCATAAACCCGCAGCGTCTGCGGGGTGACGGACAGGTAGTCGGCTGCTTCGGCGGGGGTCATGAGCCGATCATGAACCTCGTTGTCAACTTTCATCTGTGTAGTTTCGCCCATTCGCCTCATACTAGGCGAGATGACAACAAGCATCAACGATGATCCATCTTCATCCGTCGACCTGGATGCCTACCGCCGGTACATGGTGCGACGCCGCTACAGCAAGGAAGTCGTCTGGGCGCGGTTCGCGAACGCGGTCCGCTGGGTCGAATGGTGCGATGACTGGCGGACCGCGACGTTCGACGATGTCGAATGCTGGATCGCCGAGCGGGACGTCTCGCCGGCGAGCTCGAGGAACCTGGTCGGCTACCTGCGGGCGTTCTACCGTTGGGCGATGCGACAGGGATCGTGCGACCGCGATCCGACCCAGATGGTCGACCCGTTCCACGTGCCGGGGCGCCTGCCACGACCGGCGACCGAGGAACACATCGCAGTCGTGCTGCGCGATGCCGAACCGCAGCTGGCGGCGATGGTGGCCTTGATGGCGGGCGGGGGTCTGCGCTGCTGCGAAGTGTCACGCCTCGATTGGTGCGACATCGATCTCGTCGGAGCGCGGGTGCGGATGACGGGCAAGGGGATGCGTCAACGCGTCGTCACGGTGTCGGATCGTGTGCGGGATCGTCTGGCGGCGCTGGACACGACCGCCGGCGCGGTGTTCGTCGGGCCATCGGGTCGCCGACTATCGCCGGCGCGGATCTCGCAGATCGTATGTCGTGCCTTCCGGGCGAAGGGAACGACCGTCGTCGCGCATCAGCTCCGTCACCGCTTCGCGACCCTGGCGTTACAGGTCGACGGCGCCGATCTGCTGATGGTCCGCGACGCGCTCGGGCACGCCAACGTCTCGACGACGCAGATCTACACCAAGGTCGTGCCGAGTCGGGTCGACGCGATGTCGCGAATCGTTTCGATCCCTTGACCAGGCGCATTAGCAGTCTCGGGCACATCGCGAATCGCGGTGACGTGCCTCGCCCCGGCCGTTGCACGTCGTGGCCTGCGCTGTGCGGTTGTGCCCGCATGACTGGCTACCCGGGAGGCAGG